TACATGAAAAGGAAGCAAAGAGGGAACCGACTGTAGATTATAGCAATCTGTAGTTTCTCGCCCTCCCTTCCTTATATTACCGACAAGCCAAAAGGCCCGGAACATAAAGGAGAAAATTTATGTCCACATCTAATCTAGTCGATGTACCTTCGACAAACAGTAATCCCGACGCGCAGGAAGCTCTCTCAGGACTCATGGAAGAGCGAGATCCGTCCAGTAAACTGCCAGACAAATTCAAGGGAAAGGGTCTTGACGATGTAGTCAAGAGCTACGTAGAACTTGAATCCCATGCAGGTAAGCAGGCACAGGAACTCGGAGAGTTGCGGAAACTGACCGATGCCTATATCAGATCTCAGATAGAGAATGGACGTAGCAACGAAGATCCCGGATTCCTTCGTTCAGAGGAACAGCTTACTAATAATGAATTCGACAACGGATTCGAAGCTGATTCTCTGGATGACGTTGATCTGGATGGTAAGACAGTCCAGAAGATCGTAGAGAAGAAACTGACTCCTATCCAGAAGGAGTTGTTGGAGCTAAAGAAGGAGAAGTTTATTACTAAGCTCTCCCAGAAGCACAATGACTTTGAACAGATAGTGCAGGATAAGTCTTTTCAGGATTGGGTTATGGACTCCCCTGTTCGTATCGAACTGTTTAAGCGGGCAGACCGCTCATTTGATTTGAATGCTGCAACAGAGTTGTTTGGTATTTGGAAAGAAAAAGCGAAGGTGCCGCAAATGGTAGAACAAGCAGCAAAGGATGCCGAAGGTAGGAATACTGCCTTTAATCAGGCCCATATGGAAACTGGAACCACCAGTGATACACCCAAGGGTAAGACATACCGTAGGGTAGACATCATTGAGCTTAAAATGAAAAACCCGGAACGCTACAGAATGCTAGAACCGGAGATCATGAAGGCTTATGCAGAAAAACGGATCATTTAATCCTATATGTTTAGTAAATTGAGGTAATATATAAATGGCTACAAGTACATATCCTACAGTTACTGCGAGTGTAAACCTCACAGACGTTGACAAGTTTATCCCGGAATTGTGGAGTGATGAAGTCATCGCTTCCTACAAGACCAACCTCGTTATGGCTAATCTTGTCTCCAAGATGAACCACAATGGTAAGAAGGGTGACGTGATTCATATCCCGGCCCCGTTCCGTGGTTCGGCGAATGCCAAGGTTTCCGAGACAGGTGTGACGATTCAGTCGTTCACTGAAACTGAAGCTACTGTGACAATCAACCGTCACTTTGAGTATTCCCGTCTCATCGAAGATATTGCTGCTACTCAGGCTCTGGGTTCGGCTCGTACCTTCTACACGGATGATGCAGGCTTTGCCCTTGCTCAGCGTGTGGACCGCGATATCTTTGGTCAGTGCCATTACCTGAATGCGGGTAATACCACTCCGTCTAGCTCCAACCTGTTTGAAACAGCGGTGATTGGTTCGGACGGTAGCACTACGTTCAGTGGTGCGGGCACTGGTAACGGCGCTGCTCTTACTGACGTTGGTCTTCGTACCATGATTAAGACTCTTGATGACAATGACGTTCCGATGTCGGAGCGTTTCATGGTCATTCCTCCGGTGGAGAAGAAGAGCCTGATGGGTATCGCTCGCTTTACGGAGCAGGCGTTTGTTGGTGAGACTGGTATGGGCAATACCATCCGCAATGGCTTGATTGGAGACCTCTATGGTATCCAGATCTATGTCTCGACTAACTGCCCGTGGATTCACTTGGAATCGACAACTACCAATACCCAGATTGCCAACTTCAGTGGCACTACTCTGGCTGCTTCGAGCACTTCGGATGCCGCCTTTGGTACGCTGACTGTTGACTTCACTGGTAAGACTGACAGCAAGTACCGTGTTGGCGTGCTTATGCACCGTTCGGCGCTGGTGTTTGTTGAACAGATGGGTGTCCGTATGCAGACACAGTACAAGCAGGAATATCTTGCTGACCTCATGACTGCTGATACCATCTACGGTGTCGGTCGTCTGCGCGACGGTAACGTGACCAACAGTTCGACTGCTGGCCTTGCCTTCGTGGTGGCTGCGTAATAGTTAGCCTTTAGCTAGCAATCGGGGGAGGCTCCAAACCTCCCCCTTTTAAACCTTACTAGGAGAGATTTATAAATGGCTAATACTATTGGTACACCTACAAATGTTCAGGCGCGGTCGCAGTTTCAGGGTGCCTTCTCTGAAATGTGGACGGTAAAAGCAACTATCACAGATCAGGATGCTATCTCTGCAACAGATACTGTATCCTTTGCTCTGACTGTTCCGGGTATTATTCTTGGTGACGTTTGTATCGCTTGGAGTATCGACAACGATCTGTCAGACGGCACAGACCAAGCAGTTATGTCTTGTGTCGTGACTGCTGCTAATACTATCAACGTGCGTATTACTGCCGACGTTGGTGCCTACGCAGTGGATGACCTTAACAACGCAGTAGTTCGTATCCTTATTGGTCGCCCCAACTGGTAATACTATGACTAGTAAACTTATTCGAATCCTCGATGAAGACAAATTCGGATATATAAGAGAGACATGCAGATTTTACTCAATAGAGTTTGAAGAGGTAGAAGAGAATGGCGTCAACTCCAATGACCTACCTTGCAATGGTGAACAAGATTCTAACCCGGATGCGAGAAAACCGGGTAGGCTCACTCTCCGGGGCAAGTGAATATGTTCAGCTAGTTCAGTTACTAGTAAAGGAGTCTGTTGACGAAGTAGAAACTGCTTGGTCTTGGAATTGCCTGAATAATACTGTTCCCCTAACTCTTGTAGGAGGTACGCATACGTACTCTCTGCCGGACTTAGGGGATACTTTTATTGTGGATACCGTATGGAATGACACAAAGAATTATCCAATTAATTACCCGGTTACAAGTGACTATATCAATAGTCAGTTCGGATCTACTGTTACTAGTTCTCCTGCCAATTGTGGCATTTACGGGGTGGATTCCAATGGAGATCCGCAACTGAGATTCTATCCTACTCCTACGGACGCAGATAGCGTCACCGTCTATATCAAGAGGAATAGTCTCTATACAGGCGCAGATGGAGACGTAATCCTTTGTCCTTGGATGCCAGTATACCTTTGTACTCTTTGGAAAGCAGTCTCTGAAAGAGGCGAGGATGGTGGTCTGTCTGTCGAAGAAGCTTATATGAACTACCAGACCATGTTAGGTACGTACATTGCAAGAGATGCTGCCTTGGGACACACCAACACTACTTGGTACGCTGATTAATGCCTACTCCTCTAATACCTGTCACATTCCAGAACCCTGGAAGTAAGGGACTCAATACTGTTGACAGTAGCAACCTTCTGGATGCCTCTTGGGCAGCAGAACTGACTAATGCAGTCTTTGACAATGCAGGGCGCATTGCAGCTAGAAAGGGTTGGATCAAGCTTACTACTTCAGGCACTCCGGGTGCTCATGATATAGAGCAATTGCACTGTTTTGAGGACGGGACTAACACCGTCCTTATTAGTACCTCTAACAATAACATTTATTATGGTACTACTACACTCACTAGTATCAAGGGTGCGTTAGCGCCTACTGCAAATAGATGGCAGTTTGTGAACTGGAATGATGGTACTAATACCAAGATTCTTGGTTGGCAGACAGGCCATAGCCCTATTGTCTCTACTGTAGCTGCCGGTACTCCTGGCAACTTCGCTGCCATTGTAGCTTCTACTGGATCTGTCCCTACAGGGGACTGTTGTATGGTAGCTTGGGGTAGAGTCTGGGCTACTACGTCAGATAATCTTACTATCAAGTACAGCGGTCTCCTCAACGAGACCCAATGGAATAGCGGTGGTGCAGGAAGTATTGACACTAGATACTACTGGCCCGGAAATGGCGACTTTATAGTCGCATTGGCAATGTACCAAGACTATCTTGTCGTCTTTGGCAGACGTAATATCCTTTTGTACAGCGGCACACTCACTCCGTCAAGTGCTCTGACTCTCGTAGACAAGATTGAAGGTGTGGGTTGTATAGCACGAGATAGTGTTCAAGGTCTTGGTAATGACCTTATATTTCTGTCTGAAACAGGTCTTAGAAGTCTCACCAGAACACTGACGACAGAACGTAGTACTGGTGCCAAGATTCCTGTACAGGAAGTAGGTGCTCAGGCACGTGATGAGATTGTCTCATATATCTCTGGCAACGAACTGACTATCCGTAGTTGCTACAATGCAGAACAGGGATTCTACTTACTAGTAATGCCCGAGAGTACGGATCATGTCTGCTTTGTCGTAGACCTAAAAGGTCTCAAGACACAGAATATCCTTGGTTCCAATTCTTTCGATCTGGACAATGCCAGAATTGCTAAATGGTCTGGTTGGAATGCTTTCTCTGTAGCCTATGGCCGTAATCAGGTCATGTATGGTGGATTTAAGAACACTGCGGATAGTGACAATAGAGTTGTAGGGTACTACAACGGTTATTCGGACAATAACGTCTCTTACACCTTTTCGTGGTTGGGTCCTTGGATTGATTTGGGCGCTGCTGACGGCTCCCAGTCCGGTGCTTTTATTAAGATACCCAAAGAAGCAGTAGTATTTACCATTGGTGGTCTTGGGCAGAGTTACACAGTGACTTGGGGTTTTGACTTTAGCCCAATTTATAACAACTACAACGTTAGTCTTCCTGCTTCTGGTGCTAACACTTCAGAGTGGGGTGCCTCTGGATCTGAGTATGGGGTATCTGAATTCGGTTATTCCACTAGTCTGACACTTACTCAGAAGAAGGCACATATGCTTTCCAGTGGTCAAGTTATGCAAATAGGTGTCTCCATGCCTATTTCTTCACAAGCATTTAGTCTTCAGAGAATCGACATTTACCTGAAGAAAGGTAGAACAGCGAGGTAATCATGTCAAACTATACGCAAAGTACTGACTTTTCGGCGAAGGATGCTCTTCCTACAGGAGACTCGGGTAAACTGATTCTTGGTGCTGACATGGACACCGAATTTGGTGCTATCTCTACTGCCATTGCCAGTAAACTGGACAATCCTTCAACTGAATCTGCTAAGGCGAATATCTCTGTTGCAGGGGCTTCTGCATTCTACGCTACTCCCACCAGTGACCAGACTTTTGTAGTCTCTGGCACCAACACTAAGGTTATCTATCCTACAGAGGTATATGACCTTGGTTCTGACTACGATACGGCAAATAGCCGTTTCGTTGCGGGTGAGACTGGTTACTATCTGTTCACCGCGACGGTGCAGACCCTTACCAACCTTACAGACGGTATTCTCATGTTTGCATGGTTTAGAAAGAATGGTGGTACTGAGCTTGCAGGCGTCAGAGAGTCTACTAGTGGAACTACTTTTGCTACCCTTAATCTCTCTTGGGTAGGTAAGTTGACTGCCACAGACTATATCGAAGTCTGGTGCCGACACCAGCTTGGCTCTGACGTAACGCTTGATTCAGTAGGTTCTTTTGCTTCTATGCACTTCAGCGGAGCTAGAATAGCCTAATGGCTCTTGACGCCAAAAATATTCCTTTTACCCAAAGCGGTGCAGGTCTTGCAATGGCGGGTATTACCCCGCAGAACATGTACGCAAGGTTGGACAAGCTTAGACTTAACTCTACTAGTAAAGAAGGTGGTAACGCCCAACTTTGGAAGAATCTTGGTAGATGGACTACTACTCCCAACGCAGGTGGGTTGAATCCCCAACAGGCTTCACTATTCAATCAGTATTACAAGACTGGTGTTCGTCCTGCCGGTTTGACAGATCAGACTGTATCTGGAGCACTTGACTGGGGTTTGAGAGAAGGCGGCAGAAGCCAGCAGCATAAGAATACCTTCTGGGATTCTGCCTTCGGGCAGCTTCTTGGTCCGGCTCTGACTATTGGTTCTTCTTTTCTTCCTGGTGGACAGTTCCTAGCTCCTGCCGTTGGTGCCCTTACTGGCGGTCTTAAGGATGGTTGGAGTGGTGCAGTACTAGGTGGCTTAAGTGGTTATGGATCTGGGCAACTAGCCCAAGGTTTGAAGGGTGCAGCAGCATCTACAGGTGGTTGGGGATCTGCCCTATCTCATCCGGGTGCATTTCTACACAACGTAGGTGCTTCCCTCAATCCTTCTATTGTTCGTAGTGGCAGTGCCCTAGGGGGCATAGGTAGTGTAGGAAGTGCGGCAGGTTCTATTGTACCGCATATTGGCGGAGGCGCAGCTAATGCTGGAGGTAGTATGGGTGCATTGTCAGATTTCATGGGTCCGGTAAAAGGCTTTCTTGGTAACTTTGATTATGGTGGTGGCAACCTTCTAGGAGACGCTGCTAAGTTTGGTCTTAATTATTATGGTCAGCAGTCTGCCTTGAATCAGCAGCAAGACGCTGCCGATAGAGCTTTTGCCAACTCTCAGTTCACTCC